TTGGGAAAAAGACCTAAAAAATGCCACCTCGAAAAATGATGAAGTTCTAAAGCAGGCACTTTTCAAAGAATTCGAGAAAACAACGGGAATCGCGCCAACTGTCAATCAATACGGCACAGTCCCTGAAGCTCGTGAAATCTGGGGAAATTCTTTCAGGACCCAGAAAAAATTTGATCTTCTAAAGCGCGGCGAAATAGATGCCGGCGAATACATTCGTGCCGGACGAGGCAAGTTGAAACAAAGAGTTGGCGCAGAAGCAAGCGCTCATCTTGAAGATATTCTTGAGGCCGGAAAATCCCTGAGAGTTGAGCTCGATCTGAGAATTGCTGCAAGAATCCAGGCTGAATCTCTTGGTCGAAATATTGACGAGATCAATGATGCAATCAAAGCTCAAAAGAAGCTTGAGAAGTCTCTTGAAGAATTGACTGAAAAGAGAAACGTCGAACGTCTCAGAATTCGAAAGAATTTCGAAACAGAGTCAAGAGTCAGAAGTTTCAGCGACGAAGATTCCCGCCTAAGTTGGATCGATATTCAGACCAATCTTTACAGTCGGATCGACCCCGCAGTGGCTAAATTAGATAAAGAAATTTACTTGGTAACAAAAGATCTCAAGACAACCGTCAAGCAGGTCAAAGACATCTCCGGTGAAATAGTGCCGGGAACAAAACTCTTCGGCACAATTCAACGCGAAGAGACCCTGAAGCTTTTGGCTGAAGTTCGCTCAATGGACGGAAGAGTCACTTCTTACGTTGGAGCTCGTGGCGGAGCTGTGTCGGCTGAATTAGCCGATGCGATGAAATTCGCGGACGATTCTTTTCCTCGTGACTGGATTGATACCGTGAACGAGAAATATGATGAAATCTCAATCGGCACTTCAGGTCGCGGCTACAATCGCGGAGGAAATGAGATCAGATTATCGCAACACTTTGAGACCAATGTCGTTGATGACAAGGGTTACTTTGCTGTCGCAGTCCACGAGCTAGGCCACTCAATGGAAAAGACTGTCCCTGGTCTCAGTGAGATGGAATGGGCATTCCACTCCCGCCGAGCTTTGATCACTACTCCAAAGGGTGATCAATTCGAGCCTGAAAAATGGCTTGGAAGCGGTTATCGCCGAACAGAAAAATCGGTCTTTGATGCTTGGACGACCGCGTACACAGGAAAAGTGTACGAGGGAGACCCCGAAGGATCTTGGGAAGTTTTCACAACAGGAATCGAATCTCTTTTGGCCGGATCGAAATACTTTGGTGGCGGTGTAGTAGACTTGGACGACGATTTCCGAGACTTCTTGATTGGGGTATTGAGTGTCCTCTAACTGGACAGCTAAAGCGCAAGACTGGACAGTGTCCTGGTCTAGTGCTTCGCCCTACCTTGAAGGCTCTGGTGCAGTCATTGTCGAAATTCTTCGCGAGCTATTTCAAAGCGATGGCGTTCTTGTCACACCAACTGGACCAGCGATTTCAGCTGAGGTCAGCTCTAGCGAAGCAACTGCGCTGACTCTGGCAAGACTCTACCCATCCGCAACTTTTGAAAATTTCCCTGACATTGAAGCTCTATGGGACCAAAATATTCCCGAGGATGCTGTCTTCTAATTCTTAAAGGCTAAGACAAACTCTGATCGTGCTTCGGTCTCAGTGATTGGGTCAATGTCGTGACGTTCACCGGCAAAATATTCAAGCACTAACCCAGTCGGACTCCAAAGAGATCCGTCAAACAATTCATGACCAGAATCTGAAACACGCAAAAGAGCTTTTGGTTCTGGAAGATCCCAAGTGAAATATTTCGCGCTCATTTTTTGACCACCCTTCTTTTCTCGATTGCATCATATCGATTTTCTGCATATTGCGTCAGTGCAATTCTTACAATGTCAGAGACCGTTCGCTGCTCTAGCTCGGCTCGCTCTTTTGCTGCTTCCCAGAGCTCATCGTCCACTCTGATCGCTCGCTGCTTCGTATTAGCCAAGATGCTTCGTCCCTTCAGTCTGCGCGCTCCACTTGGTATCGAAAAACAAACCGCACTTCGCGCCGCCGATTACTTGCCAAGCCCAACGATTGTGATCATATTTAACCTGGACACCGCTGACGTGGATCCAGTGCTTCTTCCCCTTGCCCTGGCTAACCCATTCGCTGGGAATAACCGATGACAACATTCTCTCATAAACATTGACTTTATTCACTGCACTTCCTTTCGTTGATTCTGACTTCATGCACTTACTCCATAAGCTTCTCTCCAGTTGAATCCAGCTGCATCGTCAAGAGCTTGAGCAGCTTTGATCCTGTCCGCGTGAATCTCGGAAGCTTTATGACCAGAAGGTCTCATGCAAGATCTTCCAGGAGTCGCCTGACAGCTAGGACAGACAACAGCTTTGAAGCAGGTGTCCCCTCTACTTGTACCCTCGCAGAACTCACATTCTTTGATCTCGATCATGCTGCCACCTTCATCTCCACTGCAATTCCAGCCTTTTCATAAGCTTTGATCAAAGCTTTGATTCTTGTCGCACTCAATTCAGCTCTTGCGAACTCTTCCTGAGATTCTATTGAAACGATGCTGACTAAAGTTTTCATGCTGATAACCTCTCTCCGAACTCTTCGTTGGATCTAAAGCAAGAAGCTTGATATGCGACCTCACCGATATTTTCGCAATACACGCCCTCGACGGATCCTTTGATGAACATCTTTCCCCCACGCTTGAACATTCTTCGGACTGTATAAGTATCGTCCCAAGCTAAATCGATCATGACTGAATAGCCGTTACTCACTGGCAAAGTGATTCCTGTTTTGCGAACCTCAACTCGACCACCAGAGATCGCGAAAATATTCATTTTTCCGATCTGAGAGATCAATTCTTGAGAGCTACATTCACGCATAAATTCAAAATGCTTTCCTTCTAAGATTTCCATTTCTTTCCCTTCGTTGGTTTCCCTTACATAAGCAAAGCTACTCTTCTGTCACGACATTGTCAACACACCACGAGACCAAAAAAATGCACTCCTTGGGTGTACGGTTTCCTCAGGGATAAGTCGGAAGATTTTCATTTCGCCCCCAACCCGGACAAGCCAGTGCCCACGAGGCGCTTTTCGCCATGTCCAAAAGCTTTCCTGAAGCGAGGTGCTTTGGGTCTATCCCAGGAGGATGAAAATGGCCAATGAGCCTGAAGATAAGACAGCGGCACCAGCCGACGTCGACAACAACGCCGCACCAACCCCACAAGCTGAGGACAAGGGTCCAGGCTGGGAGGGTGAATTCGATGAGGAGCGAGCAAAGCGCCTAGTCACAAATCTCCGCGAGGAGACAAAGAAGACAAAGGACGAGCTCGCAGAACTTCGCAAGAAGCTCAACGAAAAAGAGGATGCGGAGAAAAGTGAGTATCAAAGACTCCAGGAGCGCGCAGAGCGTGCCGAATCGGAACTCAATGAGACTCGATCTGCTCTTCTCGTCGCTGAAATTTCCAAGGAGTACGGCGTCCCTGCCAATCTCTTAACCGGAAAAGATCGCGAAGAGATCGAAGCGAAAGCAAAGGCCCTATCTGAATGGGCCGGAGCCGCAAAACGCCCAGCGGATGACGTACCTGGAAAGCCGCGACCAAAGCTTGTCTCTGGCTCCGGTGCACCCGACACAGATGGCGAAGCCTTCGATGCGATGGCTACCGCCAAAAAGATTCGCGAACGCTACTAAACCAATACACACGGTCCTCCTGAAAGGAAACCAAGCCTCATGGCAAACACATTCAACACAGACAAAAACGTTGCTGGCAAAATGGCTGCAACAGCTCTCGGACTACTACTTCCGGACATGGTGCTTGCACGCACAGTCAACCGCGACTTCGAAGCTGACTTCGCTGGTGGAGTTGGAAACGTTGTCAACGTAAAGCGTCCTCTTGCTCTCACAGCTAACGAGCGCGCCTACGGTGCAACATCAGCAATCACAATCAGCACAATCACTGAGCCAGCTGTTCAACCTGTAACAATTTCAAAGCAGGTTTATAGCGCTGTTTCAGTAACAGACGAAGATCTAAACATGGAGCTTGAAGACTTCGGTCGTCAGGTACTTCTCCCACAGACAACAGCTGTGGCCTACGCAGTTGAGAAGGCAATCGCTGACGAAATTGCAGCGCTTCCAGGCTCAGGCATCTCATGGGGCAGCGACTACATCGCAGCATTCGCAGAAGCACGCAAGAAGCTTCGTGAAATGGGAGTCCCAACAACAAACCTCGTCGCAGCTATCGGCACAGACGTCGCAGCTGCACTATTGAAGTCAGACCTTCTTCGCAAGGTTGATTCTTCAGGTACAGGCGACGCTCTACGCGAAGCAACAATCGGACGCCTAATGGGCTTCGACGTAATTGAAAGCAACATGCTTCCAGCTGGCGCAGGTTACTTCTACCATCGCGACGCGTTCACTCTTGCAGTGCGTGCTCCTCGCGTACCAGAAGGCGTCACATTCGGTCAGTCAGTTGCAGCCAATGGCTTTGCAATTCGCTACGTCCGCGACTATGACCCAACTGTCCTAGCTGATCGCTCAATCTTGAGCACATTCATCGGCACAGAGACAATGTCATTGACAAAGCAGAAGGACGGCACAGCTGTTGTCCCTGCAATCAAGGTATCTGCCAACGGTTCATAAATAACCGAAACCAATCTCGGCTCTGACTAGATAGGACATCACATGAGCGCACTTGCAACAATCGCAGCGATCGAAACTCGGCTAGGACTTGAAATCGGGTCCTTGCAAGGTGCCGATCTTGCGCGTGCGAATGCTGCTCTTGATGATGCTTCTGCTCTAGTCAGAGCCGAGGCTGGCAAGCCTTGGATCACTGAAGAGGGAATTGTCATCGCTCCCCCTGAAGTCATCACAATCGTCATCAAAGCATCAATTCGCGAATTCAAAAATCCTGACGGATTCTCAACCGAACAGCTCGGCGATTACAGCTACCGAACCGAAAACACCGGCGGCGTATATCTCACAGATGAAGAGCGTCGCATCATTCGCAATGCTTCTGGATCTGGAGCTCACGGCGTCTGGTCTCCAAGAACTCCAAGCGCTTACGGCGACAAGGTTGTTCTTGCTCATGATTACTATATGGGTGATCTCGAGTCATGATCTTCACCAACCTTCCAGATGAAGTGTTGATCATCCACCCAGCAAAAATCTTGGACGAATATGGCAATCCATCACTGTCTTTCAATGATGACAGTGAGATTGATTCAACTCGCGGATGGCTTCAACGTGAGCAAGGGATCGGTGGCGAATCCACCAGCGTAGAGCGCAACAGCTCCGCATCACTTTTCAGATTATTCCTTCCAGCTGGCACAGAAATTTCAGCTCGTGATCAAATCCAGATTGAAAGCAACACCTACACCGTCGATGGTGAGCCCGTCGTATCTCGTGGACTTCGCGGCACAGCTCACATCAAAGCTCGTCTTCGCAGACTCGAGGGCTGAATGGGACGCATCGTCAAGATTCGTCGAGCTGGAGTTGTCGAGGTTCTCAAGTCAATGCCGGTTCGCAAAGAGATCAGTGGCGTTGCAGAAGGAATCGGAAACGCAGTTCGTGGCGATGAACCAATTCTTCGCCATGGAGCTGACATCAAAGTTGAAAATTACACAACAGACCGCGCCGCTTCGGCAGTCCTGATCATGCACCCAGTCGGAATGGGCATCCAGGCAAAATACGGCACTCTCACCCGAGCTGCATCAAGTGCGGGTCTTCAGGTTAGGAATAAAAAATGAAGCCGCTGATTGTTTTTCCTGACGCGATGCTTGCAGTTGTTGAAACTTTGCGCGATCGCTTAGAGATGATCGAAGAAGGTGCCGGAGTAACGGTCGGCACAAAGGTCGCCTTCGATCGCTCACTCGATAAATCAAATCTTCCTTATGTCCTCGTCCGACTTGATGGCTCATCACTGAGTCGCCAGGTTGATGAAGAGGCAACTGTAAGAGTGTCGGTCTGGCACAAGACAGAAGCAAAAGGGCTTGCACTTGCGCAAGCCTGTCGAGCGTTGCTGCTCTCTTATGAGGGCGGCGCAAAAATCCGCGTGATTACCCCACTGACGGGAGCTATTCCCACCAGTGATCCAGAGAGCGGCGATCCACTCTCTAGCTTCACGGTCGCAGTTCGCTTGCGACCATCCACCATCTAAGTTAGGAGAACAACATGGCAGGAGATGCCACAAACGCCGCACTTTGGCAAAACGCGGACGTCTACATTGCAGCCGCGAACGCAGCTGGTCCCTCAAACGTATCCTCAGCATGGGGAATCGCTTGGTCAGCTGTTGGACTACTCGACGGAGAGGCCGGCTTTGCTGAGTCTCGCGAAGAAGAGTCGAACGAGATTTATGCATGGGGCGGCCTTCTTGTAAAGAAGACAAAGTCCAAGCACAAGCGCACCATCAAATTCGTAGCTCTTGAGAACAACGCGACCGTCTTTGGTCTCGTCAACCCAGGATCAACTCGCACAACTGCTTCAGGTTTAACAACCGCCAGCATCAAGACTCCAAAGCTCACAGAGTTCGCAATCGGATTCGAGTCACGCGATGGAGTAACAACAAAGCGCCGCACAATCAAGCGCGCAGTTGTTGAAGAAATTGGCGAGACAGTGGAATCAGAATCAGGTCTCACAGTTTATGAAATCACTGTGACTATCTATCCAGAGACAGACGGCACGCTATACACCGAAATCTCTGGCTCGACTTCAGCTTCTTCATAAGAAGGAACTGAATAGGGGCGGCAGGGTCGTTGCGCGGAGCGACCCTGCCACTCTCTTATCCGCAGACACCGCGCACCGCGAAAGGGAAAAACATGACCGCAGTTGAAAACGCAGCAAAAGCAGAAGCTCTCAAGAAGGCACATCACTTCACCTTTGATGGTGAAAAGTATTCGGTCGCTCCAACAGTTGACTGGGACGTCGAAGTCCTAGAAGCAGTGGAAGACGAAAAGATTGTCGCCGTAGTTCGAGCAATCCTCGGCGAAAAGCAATGGACACAATTCAAGGCAAAGAAGCGCAAAGTCGAAGATCTCACTCGCCTCTTTGAAGCTATCTCGAAGGCAGCTGGTCTCCAGGGAAACTCCTAGAGCTCGTCAGATTTCTTCGCGAGCACGAGGAAGCTGTCGAGGCTGATCTTCAGCGCTACTACAACATCGATCTCGCAAAGTTGTATCTGGGCGAGCTCTCACTTCGACGCTACTCGGTTCTCATTCATAACCTTCCACCAGGCTCTTCGGTCTGGGCAATCTCAAACGATATTCCCCTGGGCTGGACGATGAGCGACTTCTTGCTTGCTGATTTATTCCACGCCTTTTCTGGTGAAGCACATCCAGCTCGTCCAACGGGCAAGGAAAAATCTGCTCAGGCCAGAGTCAAGCAAGTTGCATCAAAACTTCTTCAACAGCAACAACGGCTTCAAGCCGATTCCACATCAACTTCATAAGGAGGACTCATGGCTACTTCCGTCGGATATGCGACGCTCCAAGTAATTCCATCAGCCAGAGGCTTCGGAGCTGCACTGGAATCTCAAGTCGCCCCTGGTGTTGCAGGAGCTGGGGCGTCAGCTGGAAAGTCTTTCGGCGGTAGCTTTGCAAAAATTGCCGGACCTCTAGCTGCCGCAGCTTCTGCCGCTGCAATCGGAGGCTTCGCAAAATCTGCAATCACCGCAGCTTCTGGTCTCAATGAAACCATTTCAAAGACCGGACAAATCTTTGGCACGTCGGCAGCTGGGATTCTTGAATGGTCCAAGACTTCAGCAACAGCTCTAGGCCAATCTCGCCAGCAAGCTCTTGACGCAGCTTCAACCTTTGCAATCGTTGGAAAAGGAGCCGGGCTTTCAGGCGATGACTTGACTGGATTCTCCACAAAGCTCGTCGGCCTATCAGCTGACTTCTCCTCATTTTTTGACGCCTCTCCTGATGAAGCAATCACCGCAATCGGTGCAGCTCTTCGAGGCGAATCCGAGCCAATCCGCCGATTCGGCGTTCTGCTCAATGACTCGGTCTTAAAGCAAGAAGCTCTGAAAATGGGTCTGATCAAAACTACTTCCGAAGCTTTGACTCCTCAAGCTAAGGCGCTGGCTTCTTACCAAGTCATCATGAATCAGACAAAAGATGCCCAAGGTGATTTTCAACGTACAGCCGACGGCGTTGCCAACAGCTCTCGAACAGTCAGCGCACGCTTCACAGATCTCAAAGCTGTCATCGGTGCTTCGCTTCTTCCCGTTGTTAAGCAGCTCCTCAACTTTGCTGGTCTATTGATTCAAGGTTTCCTTGCAATTCCTGGACCTGTCAAGATATTCATCGCAACATTCGCCGGACTAATCACGACTTTCATTCTGGTCAAAAAGGCAATCCTGGCGACAAAGGCAGCAATGCTCCTTCTCAATACAGCCATGAAAGCCAACGTCGTCCTTTTGATTGTCAGTGCAGTCATCGCTCTTGGTGTCGCGATGGTTGCGGCATATAAGAAGAGCGAAACATTCCGAAAGATTGTCAATGACGTCTTCAGAGCTGTTGCAAAAATTGTGGGGACTGTCATCGGATATGTCATCGGATACATCTCTTCCATGGTTAAGGCCTGGACATTGGGGATGAAGGCAGTTCTTACCTTGCTTTCAAAGCTCCCGAAAGTTGGCGGATTCGCAAAGAAGGCACTTGCTGGAATTGACTCTCTTACTGGTGGACTCGACGATCTTGCAAAGAATGCGAAGGGCATGGTCACAGGTCTAACCGCCGGACTAAAAGATGAAATTCCAAAAGCTGCAACTGACGGAGGCAAGGCCGCAGCTGATGCGCTCAAGCTTGCTGGCGGAGAATTCAATCTTGCAGGTGCAGATCTTGGAGCCGCTGGCGCAGCTGGCGCAGCTTCTGGGGTAGCAAAGACAAAAGCTCAACTCACAAAAGATCTGACAAAGGGAATCGGATCAGCTTTCATCAAGGCTGTTCAAGGTACAGCTGAGCAGGTCAAAACAGCTTTCGAAAAGCTTGCAGAAGACATCAAGGCAACTGGCTCAAAGAAGCTGATCAGCGCTGTCGCTGATACACAAAAGAAAATTCTTGCACTTGTAGGAAAGCGCGACGTTCTGCGCGACGTCTACTCTGAAGCAAAGTCCTCACTTGCCGACTTGAAGAAGGAAGCGGCTGACTACGTCAAGACCGTTGCAGAGTCCGTCGTTGCAACTGGCAACATCTCAGAATCAAAATCATTCGCTTCAATAGTTCGAAACCTTACTGAATCGGTCAGCGTTGCAAAACAATTCGCATCGGTAATCGCTTCCCTGAAAACTTCTGGCTTAAACAACACCGCGCTGGGACAGCTTGTATCCGCTGGACCAGAAGCGAGCTTGAAAGCCGCTCAAGCTCTACTCGCATCAGGCTCAGTCGGAATTCAGACCATCAACTCTCTCCAGGCAGAACTTGCAGCTCAGGGAGAGGCAATCGGATCGACAATTTCAGGATCGATTTACGATGCAGCCATTGCCGATGGCGAAAAAGTTGTCAAGAAAATCGGCGACGAATTGACTTCAATCGAAAATCAGATTGTCAGCGTTGCAGCTGCCTTCGCGAAAGAGCTTGCAAAGATTGGCAAGATTCCAGCTCCTGCCTGGCTAAAAGATCTCACCGCTGCCACAAATTACACGGTCAAAAATCCTGTCGCACCAAAGTCGCCAGTGACAACAACTGCGACAAATGATGCGGCCAACGCGGCACGACTTGGATCAACGGTGACAGTCAACAACTACAACCCAGTCTCAGAGCCTTCGAGCGTTACTACTTCAAAAACATTGGCAAAGCTCGCAATTCTAGGGATTGGATAAACGATGACGGCACTGACTCCTCGCACAGTAATCATCGACGGAATTCGTCTGGATTCTTTTGCCTACGCAATTACTTCACGAACCGGATGGGAATCAACTCCAGGGCTGACCGGAGGAAATATTCGAGTCCCTGGTCGAGATGGTGAAATCTGGCAAGCCAAAGACTATGGCACAGGACAGATCGTTCTTGATCTCTTCGTGCAGGGAACTGACGCCGATGGTGATATCCCGGCCGGATCAACAGCTGAAAAAACATTCCGAGCCAACGTCGATGCACTGCTTGCAACATTCAGCAAGAGATCCGGACTTCTTACAGTCGACAAGGAAATTGAAGACGGCACAATTCGTCGCAATTTTGCAGAAATTGGCACAGTCATTCAGCCGAACTACCTAGATGGTGACACAGTTGCGACCTTTACGGTTGAGCTTATTTTGCCAGACCCCCTTTGGAAATCCACAACAATCACAACTTCAACAGGTACAGGATCGCTTGCAGCCTTTGCAGGAATCACAGCTCCGATCTCAGATGCACTCATCACAGTTGCAGGACCTGCAACAAATCCCAAAATCACTGACACGGTATCCGGATCATGGATTCAATACACCGGATCCGTACCTGGAGGATCATCCTGGGTCATCGATTGTGCGACTTTCAGCTCAAAGATTGGCGCTTCAAGTGTTATCGCTTCGACAACGTTCAATCCAGGACCGCGATTCTTTTCACTGACTCCGAACTCATCTCTTGTCCCTAGCATCACCCTTTCCTCAGGATCATCGATCTCGATTGCAGCTGCTCGGAGGTTTATTGCATGATCTCGCTTCGTCTTTATGATCGAGATGGGACCACAGCTCTTGGACTTCTTGCTGAGCCGGTTGGCTTTCAGATCTCAGTTGAGTTTTCAGATCTTGGGGCGCTGCAATTCGAATATCCAATCAATGGCGTCAATGCATCCCAGATCGAAATCATGCGCGAGATTGCTATTACCAACGAAAATGGCACCGAATTTTCGAATGCTCGCTACGTCATCAGCAACATCAATCGCGATCGACTTGCTTCCACGGGAACAATTACAGTCAGCGCCAGGTCGCTCTTGTGGCGCTTTGAAACAGCTCTGGCATATCCAGACGGCGGAGTTCTATCTGGTGAAGTAAAGCGCACCTTTCAAACTGCCACAGCTGGCACGATCATCAAAACTTTGATCGATGATGCAAAAAATCGCGGAGCTTTGACCGGCATCGGATACAGCTTCTCGAATTCCAGTGATTCAAATTCAATGGGCTGGTCTGATACGACAGACTCTGAATATACGGCTCGATCAACAATCCTTTCAGTGATCAGACAGCTTGCTGAGCTTGGTCTTGTAGAAGTACAGATGAATGGTCGAGTGCTCAAAGCTACGCGTCCAGAAGGAATCGGATCAGATTTAACAATCACCGCCAATCCAATCGTCCTTCGTGATGGCTTCAACTTGACGCAAGCTCCTGAAGAGATCAACGCTGACAAGCTGGCAGCTGTCGCACTTGTCGAAGCTGATGAAGGTCAACTCCTAGAGCGCAGCAATAGCTCAACTCTTGCCACCTATGGCCGTCTCGAGACAAGCTTTACCGCATCGGGAATCGATGATCCTGTTGTCATCAACGATCTTTCAGACAGCTATCTCACCAACGTTGCAACACCAAAGCGTCAGCTGACAGTTGGCTTGACGATGCAATCTGGTGCACCTCAACCTTTGAAAGACTTCACCGTTGGCGACTATGTCTACACGGCGACCAGTGTTGGCTTGGAAAGAGTTCGCGTTCGCCAGGTAACAATCACAATGAGCAACGGCAGCCTTTCAGCAACCGCAACACTTGGCGATCGCATCTTTGAAAACGAGATTCGTCAGACCAGACGCCTAGCTGCGATCACCTCCGGATCGGTCAACATCGGCAATGGATCCGAACCTTCGAGCACTCCCGTAGTCGAGCTCACTCCTGACACAATTCCCCCAGCTCCACCAACAGCTTTGACGGGAACCTCGACCTTCTATCTAGAGGGATCAAATCCACGAGCTCGGGTTCTTCTGACATGGACTGCACCAACTCTCAACGAAGATGGATCTCCGATGATTGATCTTGGGGGTTATGAGGTCAACCTTCGTCGATCAGCAAGTGACGCCTGGGAATTTTCTGGAGTAGTTTCAAATCCGACCGCAACCTTGAGCGGACTTGAACCTTCGAAGAGCTACCAGTTCAAAGTCATAGCTGTTGACGCCTACAACAATCGCTCAACCGATTCAAACATTTTCACTCATACAACTGCGACTCAAACAGTCTTCAGCACAACTCCAAGCACTCCGACAGCTACTTCCCGACTTGGGACAGTTTCGATCACTTGGAATGGCCTGAGCAATCTAGGCGGATCCATGCCGGTCGACTTCTCTTATGTCAACGTCCATGCATCGACCACAAACAATTTTACGCCAACAACTTCGACAATCGTTGGAAGAATGAATGGCGCAGAGACCTTCGTGAAGACGGATCTGACTTACGGCGTCGCTTACTTCTTCAAGCTCGTTGGATATTCCACGAGCGGAATCGCATCGACTGCTTCTGGAGAAGCAACAGCAACAGTCACCCCCCTGGTCAACACTGATCTGATCGGCAAAGTGCTCAGCTCGGCGAATTTTCAAGAGGGATCAGTCGACACCGCAGCTCTTGCAAGTGGAGCGGTGAATGCAGCGAAGCTAGTTGATGGGGCTGTCATTGCTTCGAAAATCCTGGACGGAGCCATTGATTCTTTGAAGCTTGCTGACTCAGCGGTCTCAGCTGCAAAGATTGCGACTGGCGCGGTCGGTTCGAATCAGATTTCAGCTGGTGCAATCGTCGCCGGAAAGATTGCAGCTGGTGCCATCACATCGGAAAAAATTGAAAGTGGAGCAATCACCTCAGCAAAGATCACAGCTGGCGCGATCGGCGCAACTGAAATCGCAGCTGGTGCAATTACTGCCGCAAAGATTTCAGCTGGCGCGATTGGTGCGACTGAAATTGCAGCCAATGCGATAGTTGCCGGAAAGATCGCAGCCGATGCAGTTACCGCAGGCACCATCGCAGCTCTTGCGATCGAAGCCGGAAAGATTGCAGCCAATGCCATCACAGCTGACAAAATCGAAGCTGGTGCGATCACAACTGTAAAGCTTGCAGCAACAGCGATCACCGCTGAGAAAATTGCAGCTGACGCAGTAACGGCAGCAAAGATCAGCTCGACCGCTATTGACGGAAAGACAATTACCGGGGCAACAATCCGCACAAGTGCCAACACGGCTCGGGTGGAAATGACTAGCTCAGGGCTTTTCGTCTATAACTCTTCAGGCACCGCCGTTGTTTCACTCAACGCATCAGGCACCGCCTCTTTCACCGGCACAGTCAACGCGACATCTGGCACGTTCTCGGGAACGGTGAACGCTGGATCCGGCTATCTTGGAAGCGCATCCACTGGCTGGAATTTTTCCTCTATGGGATACCTATACAACAACGGAAGCACGACAATTCTTTATCCGACCGGAAACGCATATGCGCTGATCACTGATAAAGGAGTCAGCGCCGCCGATGGGTATCAGGCAAAACTTGGATGCGTCTTTGACGTAGGCGGATCGACAACATCGAACTCATATTGGAAATCCAATGCTCGAATCATTCCTGGCACAGATAACTCTTTCAGTCTTGGAGCTTCAAGTTTTCTTTGGTCGGTTGTCTATGCAAAGACAGGCACAATCAACACCTCAGACATTCGAGCAAAAACTGAAATCACTCCGAGCGTACTTGGACTCGATTTCATCAAATCTCTTAATCCAGTTTCCTACAAGTTCAAAGTCGGTGGCAATCAAGTCGACAAGGAAACCGGTGAAGTCACTGCCATCCCTGGCGCTAGAACTCATTTTGGTCTTCTCGCTCAAGAAGTCAAAGCTTCGCTTGATGAGCTGGCACCGGGTCAAGACTTTTCTGGCTGGGTTCTGATGGACATGGATGATCCAGACTCATATCAAGGTCTTCGATATGACTCTTTCATCGCACCAATGATCAAAGCTATTCAAGAACTTTCCGCGAAAGTCAAAGCACTGGAGGAATCAAATGGATAACGAAATCAGAATTGATGACGTGCTTGCATCATTGCGAGAAATGATCGGCACTCAAGCCCAGGAGATTGCAATCCTTCACGCAACTATCGCAGCAATGAAGTCAACTGAATCATGAGCTCTGAGTACGACGATGCTAGGGAGTTCAAAATAACCACGAAGGAGGTCTGGCGCGACATGCAGGAATTTCGCAACGAAACCCGAGAAGAAGCCTCTGAAGTTCGCCAGCTTCTTTCGAAGATCGATGCAAAGCTCGACGTTGCCCTGGTATCAGTTGAGCACTCAAGCAAAGCGGTCGCAGATCACGAGGCTCGAATCCGCGTCATTGAAAAGGCCGTCTGGCGAGCAGCTGGTGCAGCTGCATTCTTAGGCGGAGTCGCCGGCATCATCGTCAATCAGATCACAAAATAGGAGTCAAAATGCCAACACATAAACTCTGCGCCGCTGGAGTAACACTTAGAAATCAAGTGAATAGCAAGTGGCCAAAGCGCGACAAAGCAAGTGATGGATGGATTGGAAATCTAGCCCATCAAGAGACAAAGTCGGATCACAATCCAGACATGGCAGCCGGTGGAATTGTGAGAGCTATCGACATCGATGCCGACCTAGACGTCACAACTGGCGATCATGCTCTAGCTGAGCAACTAGCCGAAGAGATCCGTCTACACGCAAAGCAACTCGGCGCATCTTCACGCATCTCCTACATCATTTTCCAGGCACAGATCGCATCAGAAAAGGCGGCTTGGTCCTGGCGTCCTTACTCCGGACAGAACGCGCACAACCATCACCTCCACGTCTCCTTCAATACAAAAGGCGACATCGATGGCGCAAAGTTTCCACTTTCAATTCTCAAGCTCAACGTTCTCGGCAAGTAACTTCAACCGAAAGGCAATCATGAAAGCCATCAAGCAATTCGCACATCAAAATCCCGTTCGCGTCGCTGCATTCGTATCTTCGGCAGTGGCATTGATCATCCCTGCATTCATGCCAGAGATTCCAACAGAGGCAGTCGTTGCCTTCGTACTTTCATCTCTTGGACTTGGTGAATATGCGCAACGTGTAGAAAATGTCAAAACAGATGAAGCACTCTTCACCGATCCTTCAGAGG